GGGGCTGAGTGAGATCGAGACGCGCTCACCGTCAGTCATGACAGCGGTCGAGTCGCCGCCGATGGCACGCTTTGCGCTGGGGACTTGGAATCCGGAGCGCTTGGCGTAATCGATGACGGAGAACGACGCTGCACCAGTCTGGACGACAGGGGCGAGGAAGTCAGCGAGGGGCGAGGAGGTCTCTTGAAATAAGCCCTTGGCGAACTGATTCAGAGTGGAGATGTTTGCAGGAGTGGCCATGATGTTAGGTCAGTTGGTGGTGGGCGAGTTATTAGGCGAGGATGATGTAGCCTGGGCTCAGCACAGCCTTGATGAGTTGGCCGGCAGCGGTGGACGCTTCGAGTGCGACAGCAAACGCTTTGTGCGTGGCGGTCACCGACTTGTTGCACTGACCGCTAGCGACCGGTGCGAGGTTGTCGCCGATGGCAATGCCGGAGGCGGAGGCTTCGACGTAGACGATTGCACCGCAACCGGCAGGAGCGATGCTGGCGATTCCGCCGGCAGCGCAGTCTTCAGTCACTACGCCAAGCGCGGCTTCGGTGGCGGCAGTCGTCACGATGCATGTGCCGGAGCTGACCTTTACGATTTTGCCGAGGGTGACGGCGGCGGCCCCGTTGGTGATCGGGATGATTGGGGTTTCGTTAGCGAGTGGCATGACGTTGGTTTCGGTTGAGAGGTTGGTTGATGGTTAGTTGAAGGCGGATGGATCGATCTCGGCAGCACGCTCCCAGATGACTCCGAAATCGGCGTTGCCAAGTTCGGCACGGGCTTTTACGCAGGCAGCTTCGACGCGGATGTCGGCGTTGGCTGATTCGCCTTGGCCTGCTTTGACAAGAGGCTGACCGAGATCACCAAGAGCGACAGGGAGAGCGGTGAGAAACTTGGTGCCGAGCGCTTCGTTGGCTTGGAGGAGTTCGAGCGATTGGGTCTTCGTCTCTTCGTCCTTCGGTGCGATCTTGCCTGCGGTGACAGCGGCTTCGATGAGCGCTTCGTGGCGGGCCTTGGTGGCTGCTTCAGCGGCGGCGACAAGCACAGCATTTGCTGCCTTGATGGTGGCAAGCTCGGCTTCGGTGGCTTGGATCTTGGCGACGGCGGCAGATTCTGCGCCCTCGGCGGCGGTGTCGATGCCCAGGTGGGCGAGTATTAGGCTCATAGTTTTGATGGGGTTGGCTTCGGTTTCAGAATCAGCAGCGGCGACGAGGCCGATGTTGCGGAAGGCGGGCTCATCGACGAGCGATCCGATCTCTCCCTTTTCAGGGAGAGCGGAGGGGAAGCCCTTGTCGTCGATGTGGAATGTGGGGGAGAAATAGCCGTAGTCGCCGCCCTCGATGGCTGCTTTGCCGCTATTGGACCAACTGGCAGCAAGGATGATCCCGCGTGCAGGGTCGAAAGAGAATGATTGCGGGTGGCCGGATGCTGGACCTGCTTTCGAGTGATCGAATGCGAGGCGTGGGCGAACGGTGCTTGCAAGGCGCTTTTCGAGCGATGCTTGCAGCGAGGCTGCGATTGCTGCGCCTTGCTCGACCGGCACGTTGACGACTACTTCGGCGGCCTTGCCGTTCACGGTGGCGTTGATCTTGTTCGCGCCGACAGGGATGTAGACGATCTCACCCGGTGCGTCTTTGGAGACGGCAGAGGTTAGGGCGGCAGTGATGATCCTTGGCACGGGATCACAAATGCGCGATCTGCTGGAAAAGGGAACTGCTTCGAGTGTCCCCCGTTATCTTGAGCGTGCTTGACGGGATCGCTCGCCTGTGTAATCTCCGGCTAATGCCCGCTGGCGAGCCTGCACCGTAACCAGCTTATAAATCGATGCCGTTAGCAGCGGAACGAGGGCAGACCTTTTATTCCATCCGGATCGGCATGCCACGGGTATGCCCCACTAGCGCTGCTAGGGCTATTGCGGGGAGTGGTCCCCAATTGGAGACCGCATAACGTCAACGGACTCGAGCGATTGCATTTCATAGCGAGCCTGAGCTTCTGTCCTGCCCGCAATGATGAGTTCGCGCAATGCTTCATCGCCGGTGATCTTCCCGGCGACAAACAAGTCAATAATTTCGTCACGTTTCATCTTCTCATCCATCCTCTTTTTGTGAAAATACTGCGAAGTTCGTCTTTTATCAACTCGAAATCGCTCCATTCCCACTGATTGCTGGCCTGCGTCCTATTTCTTGTCTTTTCAAGGCTGGCCTCAACTTGTGACATCATTGTTGGATCTTGTGACTCATGCGCGATCCATTGCGCATAAGCCCTGGCAAAAACCTCATGATTGCTGAGCAGGTATCCCCTGCTGCTGCTGGAAATGTTTGGATCTGTAGTGATCGACTTTACGGCATCACTTGCGCGTGCGGCCGCCATGAACCCCTTGAGCTCGTCGCCATAAGATCCCCATGTTTTCGACAACGTCTGCATCATGATTTTGTCCTCGCTCGATGTCATCGGACGCGCTGGACCAACTCCGCTCCAAAACGCAATATGATCCAGCCAATGTCCTGTTTCATGAGCAATGGACATTTCGGCATGGGTGTGCCTGAGCAGGCCAATCTCTTGGCTTTTTTCGCTTGGGTCGTAATAAGCGAGAGTTCCTCCGTGGCCGATTCCTGACTTGAAAGGGATTTCTTTCAATGGACCATCTCCATGGACTGAGTCGATAACATTCATTACTCGATCAAGAGCCGCCTGAGATTTGACTGTCGCTGATGAATTCGGCTTTAATTTAGGCCCAATGTCTTCTCCTGCTTTTGATATGGGTGCGGAGGGTAGTAGTTCGATCACCTCCCCGTCATCGACCACGCGCAGGCCTCGATTTGGTAGATCAGCGAATGCTTCGCGGTATTTCGCCAGTCCTTCGATGTCTCCTCTTGCGATGGCGTCATTGATGCCGCGTTGAAGCATGATCCGGCGGGTGTTCTCCGCAGCTCGCTTGCCTGCTTCAGCGGGGTCTTTGGGTTTCGGCCCTCCGCGTAATTCTGCGAGGAGTGCGGCTTTGATCTTTGGGTCCATGCGCTTGGTGCTTGCCTGCGTGCCGTCGGTGATCTTGCCATCCTGCGGTGTTACGCGATCCACTGCAAGGCCGAGGCTTTGCGCTTCCTCGCGGGACACGTCCTCTTGATTGACGCCTGAGTTGAAGCCATACGGTCCCCACGGCACGCCAAAGCCCCCGATGTCCTTGTTATTGTGATAATTTGCCCAGCGCGGATCATCCTTGAGCAGCACCTCGTCGAGATTGACCTCGTGGCGCAGCCGGGGCTCCATGACTCCGCGATCTCTCACGAGGCGGCCTGCTGGATATGCTTCGATCACTGCCGGCACTTGGCCTTGCTTCCACTGGCCGAATCCGTAGGCCTGCTTTACGTTGGTGTCGAAGATGAGATTCAGGCGAGCGAGTGAACGGATGTCGCGCACATCACTTTGATTGACTTTGGCGAAGTCTCCCGGCTCGACCATGCCTTCGGTGAGCATGAACTTCTGCATGCGTTCCACGAAGTGGGCGCGATCGAACGTCTTGAGCGCCGTGACCCTTGTCCCGTCGGGTTGAATGATCGTTTCTTCCACTCCGGCGAGGTGATCGAAGATGAGACCATGCGCACGATCGAGGAATCGGCCCTTTTCCATGGTGGCAGAGAAGAATGCCTTGTTGCGGAATTCCGGCTCCTGATCCTGCCAGACCTTCGATGTCCATTCAGACGGAAGATCCTCCTTGCCGAGGAGGAAGTTGATGGCCTCCTCGAACACCATGGGTTGCGTGATCATAGTCCTTGAACGTAGGTGGTGAGGGCTTCGCGCCAGCGGTTGGCGAAGGCCTCGGCGATGAGTGATTCGTCAGGCAGCGCGCCGGGCGTGGGGCCGGTGGTGACGGAGCGCAGGAGAGCGTAAACGGAGCGGATGCCGCCGCCGTCCATTTTCTCCATGAGCACGTCCTTGCCTTTGGGGCGGAACAGCCGCTTGCCGGTGATCTGCTGATAGGAGAACACGCGCAGGCCCTTGGCCTCGGCGATGAGCGGGATGGTGAGAAACTTGGCCCGCTTCGGCGTGATGGTGCCGCCGGTGACTTTAAAGGCGTAGAACTGCGCGGCGTTGGAGATGACTGCCCCGCTTTGGTCGGATGATTGGAAGTTCCAGCCTGCGGTGATCGCTGCGCCAAATGAGCCGCCTTCGCCTTGTGACGGGCCGAGGTAGCGTTTCCCTCTCCAGCCTTTGTTCTTGTCGAACTCGCGGTGGTAGGCCTTGGCGGCGAGCACAGCCGCACGGCCGCCGAGGGCATTGAAAGACTTCATCTTCGGCCCGGTCAGGGCGCCGATGACGGCTCGCAGCGCGGGTGATGCGTTGTCCTCGACGTTGACCTTGATCTCGACCATGGCGGGTTATTCGTAACGGCTGACGCTACCAGCAAGGGCAGCGCTGGAGATCGCCGCCATGAATGCTTCTTCGAGTGCCTGGCTGTCCATTAGGTCGAAGATCTCAGGAAGCTGCGCCTGCGCCTTCATGAGAGCTGCTGTGAAGTCCTCGTCGGTGACGTGCTTCGACATGGCGAGAGCGGCGAGCCGGTCGAAGAATGGTTTCACGGGTGACAGCCAGTCCTTCGAGACTCCGGTCAGGCCTTCGAGCACAGCGGTGCTGAGTTGGTCGATGGTGAGCGGCTTGGATGCGTCAGCCGCCTGCACTTGTGGCTTCGGCTTCTTGCCTTCCTCGTCGTCTTCTCCGTCATCATTGATTGAATCCCCCGACCCTCCCTTTGTTTCATGGGGTGAAGTGCGCGAACCCGCCGCCGGATCTCCCGGCAGACCATCCGGCGAGGGTGGGGAAATTGGTTGGGCTCCTTCGATGAGGAGTTCGTCATCGGCTGCGGGTGTCGGGATGCCGTGGCGTTCGTAGAACCACGCCTTGCTCACTGGCACCTTGCCGGATGTGATGCCTATCTTCTCGTCACGGTCGGCAAGTCCTTGCTCGTCCTTCACGTCTTCGCGCTTGGCCCACATCTCCGGCAGGTTCGCGCCGAGGCTGTTGCCGTAGTTGGCCGCCACGATTGCAGGGATGAATTGATGCGTTAGGATGCCGCCGACGTAGTCAGAAACCCCATCGATCACGCCGTCGAGCGTGGTTTGATGGACTTCGCCCAGGGCTCGACTTCCGGTTGATCCGGTGCCGCTCGTCAACGTCTGCCCGAGGATGAATTGATCACATTGTTGATCAGCGAGATCGATGAGCGCCTTTTGCGGGAGTGCATCGCCGCCCTTGGCAGCATCGAGCACGTTGATCTTGGTGCCTGCCTTGGTCACGATGTAGCCATTCGCGCCGATACCAGCGAGGGCTGATCTGACAGCACCTTCGTCCTTGGTGTCAGCGACTTCAGCGTGCCGCCACGGGATGCCATAAAGCTGAGTGAATGACATGAACCACTTGAGGCCGTAGACGGCTGCGAGCCAGTAGCCAGCGAGAGAGCGGAGAGGAGCCGCTGTGGACGGGTGGCCTGCGTGTCCGGCGTGAATGCCGATCAGGAAACGGTTTGGCGCGAAGTCCTCGAATGAGCGACTGCCGCGCATGCCGGTCGGGTCGAACATGAGCCGATCTTCCGGATCTTCCGTGCTCATGGCTGAATACGGGTAGCCGTAGAAGCGGGCGGGCACTGTCTTGGTGGCGCGTGGCCGCCATGTTCCGCCTTGCTTCTCCCATCGGATTTCACAGACGGCGTGGCCGTAGTAGTAGCCACGGACAAGGGCTTGGATTGTGTCCTCGAGTCCATTCTCCATGCGTGCGACTTTGGGCTTCATCCCCCAGACGAGTGCTTCGATCTCCTTTGCGGTGGCTTCGGCCTTCTCGTCGGGTTTCTCCCCGCGTTCGGCGTATGGGTGAATCTTCCATGGAGCGATCGAGACTTGCCGGCCAATCTCCTCGATCGCCTTCTGGAGCTTCGGCCATGTGTCGATCATGGCGGTAAAAAGCATGTGCTGATAGTGGAGATCACCGTTTAGCGCAGCGGAGAGCGTGCTGCGAACGTCGCCAGGGAGTTGTTCGCGCTCGAAATAGTCGAGCATGCGGTCGCGCGCTTGCGGGATGTTGATCGACGATCCCCAATCATTGCCCGCAGGTATTGGCGCTGCGGCTGCGCTGACTAGGCTGTCGGAGCGCTTGGGAGGCAATCCCCCGGTTTTGCTGAGTGGGAGGCATGTGGAGACCATGGGCGGCAGAGTGCGCCTATGGTTGACCGTTGTCGCCGCGTTGGAGTGTCCCCCGCGTCAGCAGTGGGATCTTCCTGCCCAATGACAATCCTTGTGTCCGCAGCCTTTCGCCATCCGGTTCACATCGTCTTGCAGTTTGGCGATCGTGCTCCCCTGGAAGTCGATCAGCTTGTCTTGCGCTGCCAAGCGGCATTTCATGAAGCCCCACATCGTGAGGGCGAGGGTGCCGATGACGCCGGAGAGCGCGCCGATGGTTGTCAGTATCCAAGAAACGGGAAGCTCGATCATTGTTTGAAGCGGTGAGTTGGTGGGTGGTTAGCGGGTAGCTTGAAAGTGCATCGAATCGCGCAGCCAGAATGCTCCGGCAGAGAGCCATCCTTCGCGGGCGAAGATCTCCATGATTTCGAGGGGCATGGTGGCGACCGCTGGCCACGGCATCAGGTTGCCGTTCCAGTTCGGCGCCAGATCGATGGCGATGCCCCAGGCGTGAGTTGAGATCCGTGAGCCTCCGCGCATTTGGCGGAAGTTGAAGCAGCCGGCGTAGTGGCTAAGGGTGCCAGCATTCACGCTGCCGGAGATCTCATCGATGATCCGGTGAAGTGATTCGGCCACAAGCGTGTGACAGCGGATGGTTTTCACGTCCCGCCCTTCGTATTTCACGCCGAGCCCGATGACTGAGAGATTGACGAGGTTTGATTCGTCACCTGGTCGACCGAATCTGCGAATAAGTGAAACCTCGTCACTGGTTGGCCACGGGTGAGGGTTTGGCATCATGGCCCGCAGGTATGCTTGACAAGCTGCCGCTGACTTCGGCCCCCACTGCCCATCGATGACGAGAGGGAATCCGGAGTGGCTGATCCGGCTTTGCATAGCCTTGATGTCGGGCGTTCTCATGGGTCAGAAGTATGTGGAAGCGATCAGGAGCGCGCCGATGACCAGCAAGAACACAACGCCCGGCCATGATGGCGGGATTCCATCGGTGTCTTCTAGTTCGTCGAGAATGCAGTTCATGGCTTACTTGTCGCCGATAATCACGGCGCGCATGTAGGAGTAGTGAGAGTGAAACGCTTGGCCCTTGCCTGGTAGCGCCCCTTCCTTGAATTGATAGATCTCCCCGTCGATGAGGTGGACCGTTGGCGGATCGTAGAGCGCGGAATCATTGATCTTTCGCGCGTTTAAGACGACCGGCGACAATTTCGAGGCGCAGCTTGTCAGAAGCAGTGCCGGAAGCAGCAAGAGTGAGCTTTTCATCTTCGAGGGCGTTGATGGTGGTTTCTTTGTGGGTCTTCATCTTCCATTCCGTGTGCTTGCAGTAGGCCTTCAGAGCCTCGCTGGCAGCGGTGATGAGAGCTGTGATGAGCGGGATCATGGTGCGGACTTTGGGGGCGCTGAGTCCTTGGCCACATAGCCCATGACGGCCATAGCCACTGGCAAGATCCACGTTTTCCAGTCAGTGATCGAATGCCCCTGCTGGACGACAAGGGTGATGGCTGCTGCGGCTGCTGCGAGACATCCGGCGATGGTGGTTTTCCAGTTCGTGCTCATTTGTCGGCGGTGGGTTTGTCGTCGCGTTGATCGGCAGCGAGTGCCTCTACGACCGGGATGATGATCTCGGCAGCATCAAGCGCGGCCTGAATGGCTACCGGATCAGACGAGCGGGCGACGATGACAACCCTCGTCCCGTCTGGCAGTATGCTGGTGGTTGTAGTCGTGGTGCATGAGCACATGGCAAGAGCCACGAGGGCGGCGAGGGTTGTCTTCATGCGTCAACCTGCGCACGATCTTCTTGTCGTGTGTATCCTGCGGAGTGTCCCCCGTTTGTCAGAAGCCGGTGACGAATCCGCCGTTGAATGCGTTGGTCGGCGTTGGCAGCATGTTGCTGGATGACATTGCGCCGGTCATGCGTGATCCGCAGGAGATTGCGCCGATGAATGCGTCGGCTCGGTCGGGTGACTTGATGCCACGGCTTCTCATCGTGTCCTTCTGCTCGATCCTGAGCCTCCCCTTGGCATCCCATTCGAGACGGCGAGTTGTGAGCTGCTCGAAGAGACCGGGATCAAACTTGGAGCGCTGGCCGAGGTGGATCTTGCCCCGCTCGATGTCACGGCATGCTTCGATCCACGCCTCTGAAATCAAATTGGCGTAGTTCTTCGGATCATTAGCCGGGATGCCTCCGTGAAACTCATTGATGCGGAAACCCTCCTCCATGAAGTCCTTGATGATCACATTGCCGATGCCGTCAGCATCCCCGAACACTTGGCCGGGGTGAAGTTGGATCTGGTCGAAGTGTTGCCGGAACTCACGGCGGGCCTGCGTTGTGTTCTGGTCACGCCAGAACGCATGCAGCTTGACCACGTTCCCCCAGCGCCACGCGAGGCTGTTCTCGTCGCCGCCGGCGGCGTAATCGCAGAATGCCACGCGCTCGCCTGATGCGTCCGCTTCCTCTTGGATCTCAAACGCCCGTTCGAGCGCTTCGGGCGATAGGACGACGCGCCCGTCGAGCGATGTGAACTCGGCGAGGTGCATCGAGCGGAAGAGGGGCGATTCTTCGCCAAGCTCCAACCTGTCACGCTCGCGCTTGTCCTCGCTGATGTGCGGGCATTCGAGTGATGTGACGCGGCGGGTCCAGTAAAGCCCGGCCATCTTGAAGAATGCAGCATGGAAGCGGCCCGACGGCGTGCCGGGTGATGAGACCCATAGCTGATATTTCCGAGTGCATCGCTGGAATGCCCCGAAGATCTCGTCAGGCACGCCCTTGGCTTCATCCACGATGATCATCACGGGATCAACGTCGGGGCTGATCGTTGGATGCCATCCCTCGGCTCTGGCTGCGTCTGATGTTGAGAATCCGATCGCCCTCCCGCCTTCCGGTGTTGTGATCGTCAGGGGCGAGCTTCCCGACGTCACCTTCCACTTGCCTTTCGAGATGGCAGCGAGCGCCGGCCATAGCTGATTTTGCAACTGGTTGAATGATCCAGAAGTAATGACGACCTTCCCTCTCGGATACTCATGGAAGAACCACGCCACAGCGATCGAGACGAGCCCGGTGGTCTTGCCAGCACCGTTGGCGGCAGCGACAACCGTCGGCCGCTCTGTCTCCGGCTGCATGGCTATGGATTCCAAGCATTGCGCCTGCCACCGATACGGCGTCAGGCCTAGCTCCAAGACTGCGAACTCGGTCGGGCTCACTCGCTGGCCGCTTGAGCGCGGACCTCCGCTTGGATACTCTTCACATAGTCCTTCACAGCCTTCTTCTCGACGGGCGTCAGGTTGCTAGGTGCCGCGTTGTTGATCGTGTTCACGATCTCGACGTCAGCGGGCGGCTTCCAGCCTGCGCGGCACTTGAGGTAGAAGATCGCAGCGGTGACTGAATCCCGGCCCGTGCCGGTGGCGATCTGGAAGAGGTTCTGTGCCACCTTGGCCATAGCCTTGCCCCTGCCGACTTCCAGCTCGGTCGCGTAATGCTTGGCGAGCGTGTTGTAGTGAACGCCCACGACGGCGGCTATCGCTTCTCTGGTGACGCCGTAGCCGCTCATTGCCTCAACTGTGCGCCGTTGCTGATCGGTGGGCTTGTGGACAGCCTTGGGCGATTTCTTGGCAGCTTTCTTCGCGGGTTGTTTCTTGGCGCTCATGGTTTCTCCGCTTTCATCTCGTCAAAGGTTTTCCCGCTGGCTTCGTGGATCGCCTGCTTGCCTGCGCCACCTGCGCCGGCGAATGGCTCCGGCTATTCCTCGCATACGGTATCAGCGCATCGGTCGGCAGCATCTCCACGCTTGGCGCTTTTAATATCGCACAATCGCCCTTCTCGCTTTCATCTGTAATGGAGGCACTTCGTTTCATCGTCCACCCACTCTCCGCGCGCGCGAGGGCTTGGCGAGGTTGCTAAGTGTCCCCCGTCACTTT